TTGTGTCCGTTTACGCTTAGTATAGGGTACTTTTTACGAAGCTCAGCGATTAGATTAATCAAAGACTCTTTTTGCTCCTTAGTTCGAGTATCTTTAGCCTTAGTCATTTTTTTATCCATACCGCCAACGTAGCAGATGCCTATACTAAATTTATTCTGACCTAAGCAATGCGCTCCTAAAAGCTCTACAGGTCTCCCCGCTTGTATCTGTCCGTCTAACTCTATAACGTAGTGGTAGCCTATATCGTTCCAGCCTTTATCCAAATGCCATTGGCGTATAGTGTCTATCTTAACATCTCTACCCTCAGGAGTAGCTGAGCAATGGATAATAACTTTATTAATTGGTCGCATAATCTATATTTAGGGTTATAATAAATAGGTAAATAGTGATAGTGTTATACTGATACTCTTTAGAAGGTGCGATATACTCCCATCCAAGAGCAAATCTATCGTGAGGATAGTGAGCGGAGAAAGTTACTGTGTAATCCATTATAGTTCCTTTTTTACGTCTTTTAGTTTTACAATAATAGCCTTAATTTTATCAATAAACGAATAGCCCTTAACTTTTATCCAAGATTCGTCCATAGACTTAACCTCAATAGAGAGTAATACCAAAGCGATAACCTTTGTAGAGATAAACTCTACGCTTACTACGCTCTTGGTTAAGCCGTTTATAATAAAGACGTCAGAGGCGTATACGAGCATCACTACGGCTATATAACTAACGAGCTTAGGTACTAACCCATTACGAAACAATTTAGACGTAATAGGCTCTCCTAAACTTTTAGCTTTCCACACACCGAAGCAAGTGTCTATAATAGTAGATAAAGCCACCATTAAAATTATGCCCTTTATAGGAGCGAAGAATAAAAATAAAGCGGTCAATATGCTACTGAGGTAAAGTTTCATTTACTTCTGGTATTTGGCAAAGTTCACTATCTGGATAAGCCTCACAATAAGACTTGAAATAAGCAGCCTCATAGCCTCCAATTATATGAAGTTGTGTGGTTGGCTTCGGAAACACTTCAAAGGGCTTAAAAGACACTAAAGGGGTTCTAAACCATAATATGTCTACCGCCCAAGTTGTGGCAAGGTCTGAGCATACTTTAAAGCCTTCTTCGTTTACTTCGTAAGCCTTGCATATATGCCCTAACTCAACAACCGCAACATCTTTGTAAGTGTATACGTCAACACCCTCTTCATCGGTGCTTTTTACTTGAATCTTCTTTTGAAATGTAGACCATTCTGCAAGGTCTGTAAATTCGTATTTTTTGTATGTTGTCATTTTATTTTATAAAGTTGTTAGGGTTGCAAGTTCTGTATCGCTAAGTGCTGAAGGAAATACCATAAGGCTTTGAATGTTGCCGAAAAAATAATTGGAATCATTACCTCTATTAAAATCTAAAACATCTAAAGAGTTTGCAGTAAAAGCGGTAGAAGATGTTTCTGTATCAACCTCTACACCATTAACCCATAAAGCCCAATCGTTAACTTTATATTTTATAGCTATTTTATTTAAAGCGGTTTTGTCAGTCAAGGTATAATTTAAAACAACGTCTTGCCCTAATCCCGCAGCTCTTGAAACTACTTGTATTAAATTATTCGCAGCAACATATCTAAGGTTAAATTGATTATTATTTATATTAGCATCTTCGGATATTGAAATCCAATTGTTTAAAGTTTGGTCGTTAAACGCTGCTATTTCCGCATACAAAACCCCCTCTGTGCTATTTATCAAACTACTAATACCCGTCTTGCTTGCAGTATCCGCCAATCTTGTCACGCTTGATGAAGATGGACAAGGGATATAACTGGTAGGATAGGTTGATTGTTCTAATTGTGCGCCGTAGATGTAGCCGCCGCTTACTCCATCTCCATTATATACGGGCTGATTTAATGAATCTAAGGTGTACCCGCTTGTTGGCAGAAATGAAACATTCGGAGCGTTGGTTGTGCTATTAGTAGTGTACGTCATTGACACTCTATACCATCCATTGCCATAATTTTCAATGCTTGTGCTTGTTGCGTTTGCAGTACTTACTATTGATTGACTTGTCAAGTCATATATTACGTAAGGGCTTGGGCTTTGACCGCCTATTCTTAAAAATGCGTAACTATATTCATCTGCTTTGTAAAATGCAAATGCAGAATGAGCTACACCATTTGTAGAAGATAACACTTGATAGGCTAATTTTATGCTCGACCCCGAATCTGCAACTATTTTATCTGCGTTTGTCGTGCCATCGGGTGAAGTAGTAGAGTTTGCCGAAATAGTTACATTTGTTTTTGTCCAACTCGCATTATTAAATTCACTTGAGTAGGTAGCCAAGTTTGTTGACTGCTTCTCCAAAAGTAAAGAGCCGCATCCACCCCCAGTGTAGTCTATTCTTGGAACGTTTAAACGGTCTGTAGTTGGGAAGTAAGGTTTAGCGGTTGCGCCGATGTTTACTTGTGCGCCCCATAAATAGTAACTTAAGCCAATACTTGAAGTAAAATCATCAGTTGTTGTGTTATTAGTTATAAAAACCGTAAATCTATTTTCTGCAATACTTGAAGTAATTATACATCTGTACCAGCCATTGCCTACGCTTTCAATACTTGGCGTTGCTCCAACACTTGGAGTGCCAACAATTACACCATCTTGCAAATCAAATTTTGTAGCTATTAATGGAGTGTTTGTATTTAAAACTAAATACCTACCAGTACCTTTTTTTGCATAAACGCTCCAAGTATTTGTTCCAGTAAAAGAAGTAATAACAAATATACCAGTTTCAGATATTCCATTTGAAGTAATTAAATCAGCCGTTATAGTTCCGTTTGGTGCAGCAATAGAATTTGCGGTTACTATTGAGTTATTTTTTGTCCACGCCGCATTATCAAATTGTTCCGAATAACTCAACAAATTAACTGGGCTTGTTTCAATCAACCCCTCAGCATTAACCCTTGTTGCGGTGCTTGCTCTTGTGAAGGTTAAATCGCCACTTCCATCCGTTGGCTTAAGGCTGTATATTTTATCCTCTTTGTAGCCGCTTGGGTACATTATGAGGCTTGCATCATCGTAAAAACTCATTATATTATTTCATTTAAAAATCTAACAGCACAAGTGCTATTCTCTACTATACCGCTATCGGCTATAACTCTCTCTCTAAACGCAGCAAATATTACGGGTGCTATACTTCCGCCTATTAGTACGTTACTATATTGATACCCGTATCCGTACATTATGCAAAAATAGCTAATACCGAGCCGCTTGTCATATTAACTCTTTTAATAAACGAGCCGCCTTTTGGAGCTATAATTACTCCAGCTGATAAAGTTACTCCGCTTATGTTACTTTGAGCTATTAGGTCTACGTCTGCAAGGTCTGTAAGGTTAGCGAATACCGCAGCTTCGTTAACTACTAAGTAGGCTACTTGCTGAGCAGCCGTAAAAGTAACGTCACCGCTTACGTAATATTGTCCGTTTCTACTGATTTGAAGTTCTTGAGTGGTCATTTTATATATATATTTTTAAAGTTATTATCGTGCTAATTAGAGATTAGGTATTGTATGTTTTCGATTAAACAAGCCTCGTTCTCTATTCGTTTTTTGTAGGCGTTTAAAATTGGTATCCAAGGCTCTACGGGTAGCTGGCATCTTGCGTAAGAATACGAAGTACTTAAAGACATATTAATAGCAGCTCCAGCGTATAAGCTATCGAACCTCTCAGCGAAAGGCTGAATACTCCAAGTCTTATTTAAAACTAAATTTAAATCCTTATCCGCCCATTCTGCCTTATTGTAGTTCTCAAATATCGCCATAATATCTAAGGCTATTAAGCTACACTCGTTTTGAACGCTTACCTCGTTAGTTGCGGTATTAATCTCCGTAACATTATCACAGATAAAAAGGTCTAAAGAGTAGTCTATGCCGTTAAAGCCGTTAGGGGCTATACTTACTACGTCGTAAATTAGATAAACTCCCGTAACATCCTTAGTCAAATCTACGTCCCAAATATTGCCTTTTAAAATAGTATTTATTTGTGGATGCTCGGACGCTATCCCTTGCATTATACTAAAGATATTTTTAATAGTTAGCGTTTTCATAGGATAAACTGACTACGCCATTGAGTGTCCATTTCAGGTCTTACTACATCGTCTCCAGTTGGCGGAGTCTTGTATAAAGGGTAAGAGTCCTCGTTAGCTTTTAGGTATAATTTTAGTTTACGTCTGTAAAAGTCTGCGTTATCCTTAAATATATTTTTAGCAGTTACAAGCTCTTGCTGACTTAAGCTACTAAAGTTATCGCCTGAGTGAGTACCCGCTCCTTTATTGGTTAGCTTATACGTTCCTATTCGAGTATACTTATGGCAAACCTCCCATTTTAAAGCGTCTCTTAAATATTCCTTTATTAGTATCTCGTTAAGAGCTGATACGGTATTAGTTTTTATTTGAGTTTGTACCTCATCAAATAAAGCACTACCCAAAATAGGTCTAACAAAGGTATTTTGAATACTATCGATTAAAGGCTTTAAGTATCCGTCGTCAACGTTGTAGTTTAGTACGGTATTCTCTTTTACGAAAGCGGGGCTTACTATTAAAATCATTTTTTTCTTACTATTACTTGCTTCCAAATATGTCGGCAATAAGGTATACTTGTCTCGGTGTCAGGTTTGCGATACCAGCCTCCTCGAGCTAACCAAACGTCTGTAACGTCTGTAATACTGCTCGACTTCATATCGTTGCGTAAAAGCTCTATTTCTGCCTTAGAGTATAGCTTTCTTTTACTCATCATTTTTTTGCAAAAATCTCGAGACTCACCTTTTAAAGCTGGAGCGTCACTTCTAAGCGTATACTTATACTTTACCTCTGTTTGTGGTACATCTATTACCTCAGCTACTTTCTTACCCGTAGGCGTTAAGTTTATAGCCTCGCCAGTTATCTCTATTAATTTTGAGTCTTTTAATATTCCTATCGAAGTTATTAACTCAGGGAAGGTAAGCTCTAAAGCACTACTTATACCGCTTGCTTGTATTAAAGGGTTAGTTAAAATAGCTTTTAGTACTCTTTGTATTATACCTTGCCCAGTAGTGGCAAACTCCATAGGACTACCGTCTGAGTCAAAGTGAATATCGAAAGCCTCTATTTCCTCGTAATCGTCCTCGCTTACTCCTATGTTATCAAATAAGTGGCTTATATCGCTATCGTCTGAGAAGTGCGAACATAAAGCAACGGGAGCAACGGGAGCAGCTACCTCTTCAGCTAATTCTAAGCCCGTTTGTTGGTTTATTAGGTCTCGTATCTCAGCTCTTGTAAGGTTAGCTAAAATAATGTCAGAGGTAAGGTCTACGGTGTCTATTGGCTTAAGAGGTATTATCTCTATATCCGTTTTTTGTATCTCGTAAAACGCTAATTTTTTAATAGTTCTTAAAAGGGTGTTTTGACGCTCTGCGATATAAGTATTGGTAAATATCTCGTAAGCCAGGTCAAGCTCGTTTCTTGCTCCTAACTGCCCAGCTTCTTTAACTCCAAATAAAATAGGGTTAGTTACTCGGTGTCCGATAAAAATTGACTCCTTAACTCTATTACTCATCTCTAAGTATCTTTCGTGCAAGTCGTTTCCGTTTAGGTTGCTTATCTCACTACCGTTCTCCTTAGATGGAGCGAATAGGTGTACTATTTTAGTTCCCGTAGCTTTACCGAACTTCTCTTGGAAAGTTTCTTCAAACTCTTTAGCCTCCGCTTGAGTTTCAGGTACTCCGTTGTTATGCTGAATAAGTGTACCGCCCACAAAGCCGTTCTTTACCTCGTTTAACCAGTAATCGCCTATTTGTACGTCTGTTTTTATCTCAGCAAGTGAGCCAACGTATACGGGTAAAGGGTAGTATTTAAGATTAGGTCTGTAATCTACGTGATAAATTACCCCTCTCTTTTGCTCTTGGTCTTTTGGATTGTACCTTTCTAAATATTGTATTTTAGGTTTACCGTTTCTTAGACCTTTGTCTGTTATCCACTCGTCTGAATATTGCAAGCCTCCGTCTAAACCTACGCGAATATTAGCGAAGTCTATGTGGTGATATTGGTTACCTACTCCCGTTTTGATAACTTCAATAGCGTATCCGTTAAAAAGCTCATAATCTAAAGAGATTCTTTTGAGTAATGAAGTCCAATCTTCGTCAATATTTGCAAAAGATAGCCATTTTTTTACCTCTAAATCCTCAGAGTATAAGCCGTTACCTACCGTATAGCCTACTTTACCGTTAACGATAGCGTTATGAGTGCTGCTATCGTTGTATAAATCAATTAATTCAAAAGGGTAAATATTATCTACACCAAAATAAACTATATTTTGATTCTTTTTCTCTAAGAATTTAGGTATCTCAGCCGATGCAAACTCGGTTATTATTGAGTGATTATTCATAAATGATGGTACTTTCCTCGTTTGTGTACGAATATACTATTTCTTGCGGTTGTTTTAGTCTTAATATACCTCTGTGTATTTCTACGCCAGTAGTTCCGCCCAAAGTTGTGGCGTTAATAATCTTATAAGGGTAATCTCCGTTGTTCGGGAGGTCTATTGTGGCATCTTCAAGGTCTTCTCCGCCATCTTTTAAGATAAAGTATACATACCTTCCGTTTATGCCTTGCGGTGCGTCTAAAGTAACGTTTACGGTGTACTCAGCCGCCTCAATGGTCATAGTAAAATAGGAATACTCAACCTCGTTAGA